AAAACGAGCTAGTCAAATCGCTAGAAATGGCTTCACTAATCAAGCGGTTAAGTTTAGCTAATTATATTTAATGCTAAACCTCTGGAACGAGCAAGCCCCCATACCATCATCGCTTTGGTAAGTTTTCAAGTGGGGGCAAAATAATCCGTAAATTTTAAACACGCTATTTTGTAGGCTTCAAGGGGGTTTTTACTCTTTTGTTATGTCTATTTTACTCTTTTTATTCTCTAATTTCGATTTCACAATCAAATAAAGAATCTAGTATTATCAATGCTTCAGGTCAATTTTATCAAATAACCATCAAATAAAATTAAGTTCTATTTAGTTGAAATAAATCCGATTTTTTTGGATTCAGTGTTTAAGGGGGTTAAGAGGGTATTTACAGATAATTTACAGATAATTTACTAAATTTAAATAGAAAAAACTTTCGCCTTTGTTTTGTAGGTTCGGAAGGGATTTTATCTTTAATTCTTTCTTTTATTTATCTTTAAGTAAATTAATAACATTTCTTTAAAATTTTATCGATTGCCGATTGTTCTTTTTCATCAATCGTCAAATTCCAAGTTTGTTTGACTATAATCCATCTTGCAACATAATTACAATGATAATTTTTATTTTCGGGTAGCCAATCGGAAATGTCTTTATCTCCTTTTGCTCGATTTTGACTAGCACTTACTGCAATTAGAGTCTCTTGGTTTGTTAAATCGTTCGCATAAGCAATTTTTTTTTCTTTTGTCCACTTACTACCACCGCTCCTATCTACTTCTGCCAAAGGCACAAAATGGTCAATATCTAAATCTTTAGGATTAGTGAAAAATTTACCTGAATATTTATCTTCCCACAAGCCAGAAATTACTTTGCAACCTTTCTCATTGAGCGTCGGAATTATTATACTTTCTCTAATTAAAATCTCTTGCCTTGTATTTTGGCAATCATTATCAGAATCAATCCATGAGCCATAATCAGCTCTTAAATATTCTGCTTGAGCTGGTGAGGCTAGTAGGAATAATATTAGAAAAATTATCATATTAGTATGCTTTATATTTTGTTATTAATTTAAGATTCTCTTCTTGATTCTCATCATCAATTTCTAGGATAAAATCTTTTTCTCCAGTTATTTCAATATATAATTTTTCTAAAGCCTTTACTGATTGACTGCCGTAATAATCATAAACAATTCCAGCGTTTGAAAAATTGTTAATTAATGTTGTACATGGTAAGATACAACCTTGAGAATTATCAATTGAGTTTCCGCTATGTATTCTTACACCCCTACGCTCAGGCGTATTTTTGACAAGATATAATTGTTTTTTAAATCTATTTGAAAATGTCATTGTGCAAGGATATTTACCAGTTAAAATGCAACTAGATTCATTTTTAATGGTTTGTGTATTATCTGAATTATTTTCTTTTCCTGCGTAAAGTTTAGCGGGTTCTATAGTGTAAAATAATGGAGGATAGTTTGGTTTTGCTGGGTCGATTACAGCCCCAATTGTTGTGCCGTATTTAAAAGTTTTACCATCTTTCTTTATTTCAGAATAATTGCCGTTGTTGCAATAGTATCTTTTTAAAATTAATTTTTTAATTGCTGGTGCTTGAGGCACTTCTTTTTTTTCAAAAAAACCAAACATTATTTAAACCTCTCAAAACATTGTAATTGTAAAGATGGGTCAATACAACCGCATTCTTTAATTGATTTTATTTGAACTAGTGCGTTAAAAACATTGTTATTATTAATCACTGATTCAAAATCTTTTTTATTAAAAACTGGTAAATTTTCGCAATAGTTATTACTCACTAAACATCTTTTCGAGCAACCGCTTGCGGTCATCAATATTAAGATTATTAGTGCGTTTTTTAATAATTTGAACATTTTCTTTTGTGTTTTCATTCTGATTTTTAATAATAGCTTCGATTCTTTTATATTCTTCAATTTTATCTTGAGCCTCGAAATAATTATCAACAAAACAAACAAGAATAAAAAAAATAATTACTCCAAATAATCCAAAAACAAAATTTTTAGATTTTAATGCGTAAGTTATAATAAAGTTAATCATTTTACTTTTTAAATAAAGTTATGTTTCCTAAGCCTATAATTGCAAAGAAACCACCGCCAGCATAAAACAAGAACTTTCCTAACAAGTCAAATGTTTTATCTTCTAATGGTGTAAAAATGTCGATTCCAATAAAAATTAAATAGAATAAAAAAGCAATTAGATAAATGATGGAGTAGATTTTAGCTCCTGTCTCTTTTGTGAGTAATTGTTTTTCTTTCATAATTTATTGTTAATTTTTTCAAATAAATCGGTGTTTCGCTCTAGGGTTTTTGTCAATGCAATATTTTCGGTTTCTATTTTGTGAGTTCGCTTTTTGTAAGCATTAACATCGCCTTGTAATTCTTTTAATATTTCGTGAGTTTTTAAATCTCTTTCTTTATTTTCAACATTGTCTTTTTTTAAATCGACAACATCTTTTTTTAATTCAATATATTCTTTTTGCTTTTCTTTTTCTTTATACGCATAATTAAAACCAGTAATTAAAAATTGAATAAACTTTTTGCCCACATAAAAAACGATGGCAAGCTTGGCAATACTTGCATAAAGGGTATCATTAATTATTTCTTTTAGTACTTCTAAAAATCTAAAATCCATTTTTTAAAGCTTTAAATTTTTGGTCAATATATTCTTTTAATCTTACTTCCGATGCATTAATTTCGTTTTTAACAAAAATGCCCATGGTGTCTTTGTTTTGATAATCTCTTAGTTTGAAAAGGTTTTTTATATACTGGACGGCTAAATAAATAAAAAAAACAACAAACAACATTGAAAATTCAGGTGCTTGCTTCATTAAGTTAAATATAGTAATAAAATCTAACATTTCTTTTTTCTCCAATGCTTACCACCAGCGATTATAACCGCACAGTAAAATAGTTTTGATTTCCACACTTCTAGCGAGCTATTGCGTAAGCCGTTGTAAAACGCCATATCGGCATCTCTACGAAACATTTCATAAGGCTTTAACTCAGAATATAAGAAATCGTGAGCAATAGCATTTTCAACTCCAACATCGAAGTTGCTGACAAAAGGCTTAAATATAAACGGAATTGAAAAGCCGTTAGACTCAAAGCCTGCTGGTATTACATAAGGCTCAGAAAGTCTTTGACCCGCAAAATTGATATAAAATCTTAAATCTTCTTTTAGAACGATTTTATCTTTTTTATCTTTTTTTGGCGTATAAACGGCTTCGTCTATAAATTCAAATCCTGATTGCATATTTTTTTATTTTAGAAGTTTATTAATATCTATGTCAACAGCCTCAAGCTCTTCAACAGTCGAAGCTTTTTTAATCTGCTCTTCTATAATGTTAAAAGAATTGCCAGCATTAGCTACTCTAGTAAAAATATGCGCAAATATTTCTTGTATTTTTGCAAAGCTTAAAAGGATTCTAACTTCGTTTCCATCCTTATCTTTAGTTGTATAAGGTATATTTGCCACCTTTTCAGTTGCTGGATTATCAGAAAGACCATTAACTTGCGTTAAAATAGTATTATAATCTATTTTAAGACTTGCACACAAAACTTTTAAGAAACCTTGCATTTTCATAAAGGTTCCCGCAAAAATAATATTTGCAGAATCAGTTAAAGAACTAGCATCAGCAATATTATAATAAGCATCAATTGTTTTGATAACATTGCCAACTTTATCAATTTGCTTAACATCTTTTAGGGGATAAGGTCTTTTTGAAGCGACATCAAAATTAACTTTTAACTCATTTATTTTTTGTGTTTTGGCTTGAGTTAAAAGATATTCCTTAATTTCCACCTCATTTAAAGCAACGCAATCTGGTTGGAGAGTAGATGACTCGAATACATCATTTTTTGTGTTTTTTTGTAAAATCATAAAATATTTAAATTAAAGGTTTAAATCCGTGAGTTCTTATTGTGCTAGTTCCAGTCCCTGCTGTTTGAACATAAACACTTCTATTTGCAGGAATTGGCATTTGTCCATTTTCTCGGCAAGCGTAAGTATCTCCGTAAGTTACTCCGCCACCAATTATTAAATTAGTTGACAATAAACCAATAAAAGTTTGACGGACTCCTGTTGCTCCGCTATTTACTGAATTAGTTGATACATGACCAAGCGAGCTAATTGCTGGCGTGTATGAAAGTGTAATATTAGTGGCAACTGTAGAGGTCGTGGTGTATTCACTTTGACTAGTATTAAAATAAAACCAACCGTCTTTTAAAAAAGTTCCATTTAATATATTTCCGCTACCATCGGTTCTAATCGCATGGAGTATTTTACTTATTTTCCAGCCACTTGGAACATTTGCTCCCGAAACGCTGGTATCAAAGCCTGCATCTGTTGCCCCTGTTGTAGTGTTTACAATTGCAAAAAGATAATACCAAGTGTTGATTGCTTTAGTTCCGCTGAATAAACCGCCTTGATTAGTTCCCGCAACCCATGAAGCATCAAGCCTTTTAACAAGAGTTGATGATAATAGAACTTGACCCGAACCGTCATCTAAAACGCCATTTCCCGCACTAAAATCAATGTCATTATTTGCATCGGTGGCATTGTTAGATATTGTGATTGGATTCGATAAAAATGCTATGCCTTGAGTTGTGGTGGTGGCTGGAGTTCTACCAATACTTTGCACGAAGTTAGTGCCGTTATAAACAAACTCAACTTCTGTATTTGCTGGAATATCGCCAGTGGTTAAGGCTGTAGAGCCATCTGATTTTTTACAAGTTATAGCAGAGCCACCAAAAGGAGTAATAGTCGAAGAACCTGTATTTGAATTTGCGGTTTTAAATCTTACTCTTGTTCCAGTTTTAAGCGGTGGATTTGTAAAAGGCGAAGAAGCTGTAAGAATATAAGAGTTTGCAGAACTTCCGCTATCTGTGCATAAAATACCAGCTTGAGAAACATAAGCTTTAACAGCTTGAGCTTGTTGGGAATTAACAGTCCCAGTGGTATCAAGCGTTGTTCCGTCAATTACAGAAAGAGTATTCATTTCATCTCTTAGGATATTTAAATACTGAGCATCTACCGGAGGGGTTGTACCATTATTAAACGAGCCTGTTGTTTTTGTAGTCATATTAAGTAAAAATTAGTTTTACATTTGCTGGCTTAACAGCCTCAAATAAATTTATTAATAAATCATTCGTTCCTTTAGGAATAAACGGCGGTGTATAAGGTGGATAAGCTGAAGCATCAAAGTCATTTGATTTTATCATTAACACAAACCTAACACCATCTTCACTAAGAGGAATAAATGGTGGTGTATAAGGCGGATAAATAGCATTTAAACCTTTTTGTATAGTTACATTTAAACCAAGTAAATTAGCTAAAGCTCTCATATCTTCGATTGTAAGAACTCCTAAACTTCTTAATTTTGTTAAGACTTGGTTTCTTCTTTCTTCAAAAGTTAATTCAGTGGTTTTCTTAAAGATATTATCTGGTATGCCTACGCTAGATTCCCACAATGACAAAAACTCTTCATCATCACAATCTAAGATGTTTAGGTTTTTAAAATCTTTAGTAAATAAATCATCAATATCTTTAAAGCTTTTAGATATTCCTTTTAAAAGTTTATATAAATCGCTATCTTGATAATTTTTAGCAAAAAACAAACGAGAATTAGGAAGATACGATGAGGTAATTTGTGTATGAGTCTGTATTGTTTCTATTTTAAACTCGATCATGGATAAGTAATTGTTCCTAATGTTGATATTTCATTTAATCCAATTAAATTATCCGCCGTTGGGAAAGATAAAGTAAATTCGGGTTTTCTTCCAGTTGAATCAAAAGTATTTCCAATTATAGCTTTAAATGCGGTAATTTTATCATTAACGCCAATTTTATTCTTACTTCTAAAATAACTATCCAAAGATTTTGTAATAGCGTCTTTCATCGCTGTTGTGTTTGGATATAAATAAGAGAAAGTAAAATTTTGTGGAACTGCTATTGGAGAAAACAAAATCATATCAGTTTCGTCCATGTTGGAAATTAAACTCAGAATCAATCTGTCTTTAACTTTGTTTATTTCAGTTGAAGAAGGAATTATACTTGGGTCGTTATCTCTTAAAACTCCAATTCTAACTTGACCGGGTTGAACATAAGAATAAGAAGCCGTAATCGTTCCAGTTGCTGGTGTAGTAGGAGTTCCATCAACTTTAAAAGCAAATCTATTTGCATCTAAAACAATTATTTTTCTCGTGCCGTTATAAGCAGTTTGAACAGCCCCAAGCACTAAAACAGTTGAATTGTCAGCTAAACCATGATTGTTAGATGTGGCAATAGCGACATTATCATATCTTACTAAAGAAGATATGCTTAGGCTTGCTGTAGTTGATGTTGGATTAAATATTTGAACTCTAGTAATTCCGCTAATCTTTTTACATTCACTTTCTAAGAAAGCGTTATTAAAAGTGGATATTGGGTTTTCCATTCTATCGTTAATTCTTTGTCTATAAGATACGAAATCTTCGACATCAGTTCCATTTGTTAACCCGTCATAACTTACAAAACAGTTAGAGTTAATATCGACTACCGCTGTATTTAATTTTAATAATGTCCCGTGATTCTTATTGGCATTTAAACCAAATCCTGAGGATTTAACTGTAGCTAAAATACTTTTCCATTGGACTACAATAGTTCCAGTGGCGGAGCCAGCTGTTCCCGCTTTTGTGTATGTAAATGAGGTTGGCGAAATAACGGTTATTACTTGATTGGTAATATTAAAATCATCAGGAACTGCGCCAGTGATTGAATCAATTGTAAAACCACTTGCTAGATTAATATTGGAGCTAAATGCGACAGTAACCAAATCACCAGTTCTACTAATAGAAGTTGGATTTACTTGTTGAAGTGCAATTGTTGCATCTGATTGAGTTGCAAAAACTAATCCATCAGCAGATTTAACTTGAGTATTTGTTGGAATCAAAGCCCCGTTAGTTCCTCCAAAAACAACGCTACCTTCTGACGCAGTTGGTGGATTTAATGTTATTCCATATGGTTCGCCGTGATAATAAAGGTATTCATCATCGCAGGTTTTTATAAATGTTTGCTTGTTAATCTTTAATCTTTTTCTATAAACATCATAAAGTCTAGTTGATAAAGCTCCTAAAAATGACTTAATGCCATCTTGCTTTAACGCTTCACCATTAGTTTCAATAGAAACATCGGCTGTCATTTTATCGTAAACTTCTACTCTTGTATCTGGTGTATTAAACTCAGCCATTAGTTTTTATATTTAAACTATATTTAATTTCGTTTTTTAAAAAAGGTTTTATTTTTATTTCTAAAATAACATAACCTAAGCCAATAAAATAATTATATAAAACATCATCTTGTAAAATATTGCCGTTAATATCGACAAAATTTACTTCTATATCCTCGACTACTTCATCTTCAATTAGCCAATCTAAGGCTTCTTCGGTATAGCTCAAAATAAGATTTATAGTATCTTGGTCTAAAACAGATTGTTCAAGAGTCCAAAGAAAACTTCCTTGCTGATAATCTTCACCGCTATATATTATCAAATTTCCAAACCAACCATTTTGAGGTATGTTTTTATTGGCAAACTCTGGAGATATTTCTCTTTTGTTGCAAAATAAAGATACATAAATAGAACTTTTCAACGGGTCAACATCGTTAGAAAAATCTATGTCAAAAGGATAAGGTTTATTTTTAGTCTCAATAAATCCTATTGTCATACGACACCTCCAGTTGACCCCGGCCCACTCAGAACTCCTGAATGTATATGGCTTAGGAAAGTTTTATTAGCAATTTTAGTTCCAGTTCCTATTAATATTGAATCTCCAGAAACTTCTAAATTTCCAGTTATCTTTACATTCCCAGTAATCTCTATACTATTGCCCTTAAGTGTTATTTTATTTTTTTCGCTAACAATGTCAATATTTCCGTTATCCATAAATAAGACTTTATTGCCATTTCTGCCATAAACAACAACTCCGTCATTAACTGAGTTTATGTCAAATAGATCTATTACATGACCATAATTTTTAGATGTATCGCAATCAGTGTTAACAACAATACAATGACAGCCTACTTTAGGAGTTCCACTAATGCCCATTGAGCTTACAATTAATACATCATCAATCTCTACATCATTTCTGATTAATTTCACTTTTGCGTAAATAAGTTGATCGACAATTTCAACCGCTGTAATTATTCCTAAATTTGTATAACTATGTTCCATATTTGTTTAAATTGGAGGTTCTATCGGAATTTCTTTACCTTTATTACCAGAGCCTTTTATTCTTTTAACTAAAGGCTCAAACAAAGATTCAGTATAGGCTTTTTTATCAATAAGAACCATTTCTGATTTAGTTCCGTTTTCATTTTTAGTATATTTGACAGATTTTATTAAATATCTACCAATAACATTTTTTATATCATCAACCACATCAACTAAGCTATTTACTCTCCATAGTGGATTTTTTTTAATATCTTCATCTAAATTTTGTCTAAAACCCCAAACCGCACAATTGTAAACAAATGATTGAGCTTTTCTGATGTTATTTTCCCACTCGGCTATTCTTTGGACTTCTTTTGGTGATGAAACTTGTCTAAAAGTTGTATATATTCTATTCTTTCTAATTTCATCATCATAAGAAATTCCAGTAGCATTTATCGTATTACTGCGAATCCCGCCACGACCTTTTTCTTTAATTATTGGCTCTAGTGGGTCAATTGTGGTATCGCTGGTAGCATTGCCATTAGCGGTAGGAATAGATTTAACAACATATTTATAAAATCTTTTTGAGTAATCTATATCAACATTAGAAGAAAGAATATTCGAGTTTCTATCATTCCTGATTCGTTGTAATAATGTATTACATACCTCGCCCCCAATATCGTTAATTATTAAGTTTCCACTTCCATCGGAGTTTAAAATTAATTGCCTTTTATCAGCACATCTTTTAATAACTTCAAACGCACTATCGTTATCTCTATGGACAACATCATCGCTAGATTGCAATATAGATATATCACCATATTTATTAATAACAGATACGCCTTTTTGTTTTCTAATGTTATTTGGGTTATCAATTGCATCGTAATTTAATGTTTTTAAAACATCTTTGCATAATTCAATAAAAGATATTGGAGTTTTATATATTTTTGCTCCTATTTTGCTATCAACTAAATCACAAAGATTATCTCTTCCGCTTATCTGAATAATTGATTTATCTCCTTGGTCGATTTTATTTACAATCTCTATAAATCCCGTCAAGAACTCTTCTCCATCAATATCTATAACAACCTGATCGCCTTCTTTTATAATTGAGTTATCGCTAGGAATATTAATTGTAAAAGAAAATATTTTAACTAGATTTTCAATATTCTGAGAAAGTTCGTAAGATAAAAATTCCGTATATTTATAATCTTCTATTTTTATTGATATTTTGTTCATGAAACAAACAATTTAATGTTGCCACTAACGCTTTGAGGGTCTTGTATTTTATTAAGATTCAATATGTTTTCATATTGAGAGCCAGCGGCATTAGCATAATAACCATAAGCTAAGGCAATTGCTGGTAATGAGTTAGTGTCGATAGTGCTTACAGAAGGTAGTTTAAACTTCAGGTTATTAAGCGAGATTAATGTTTCCGCTCTCATTCTTTCAATTATTGAATAAATTTGGTCATCTATCAAATTAGGATTTAAGGAATTATACATAGCTTCAACCCTTTTTATAATATTATTGACCTGACTTTGGTCGGTATAATCTATTGCGGTTGCTACTTGATACGAATTTGATATTAAAGAAATCTTAACAACATTTGAAATCGTATTTCCTACTATAGTTTCGGGCAAAGTATTATTAATCGCAGAAGGCATTTTTTTAAATACATTTTCTTGTATTTTAAAACAATCATCGAAATTTGTCGTTACTTCGATTAATCTATTTATATTTTTCATAAAAGCATCGGCAAACTTAGCTGGAAAATTTATAACATCGTTAATGGTATTTTTTAAATCAGTAATATCGGCAATAACGCCAGCTATTTCATCGTTAATTCCATTTATAGTTTCCATAGCTTGTCTTGCTCCATCGGTAAAAGCAGTTACGCCATCTCTTACAGAATTATAGGTCTCTAAACTTTCTTCGGCAAGTTTGCTTAAATCTTGCAATAGCTTTTTATTTTCATCGCTTAGAGAATCGAATAATTTACTTAGGAATCCTTTTTTATCATCAACTTTTGTAGGAAATTTATTTTTATCGGATTCAGCGGCAATGAATTTATACATTGCTTCACCAATTTTTCCTTGTATTGATTCTGTTCCTTGAGGTCTAATAATTACAACTTCTTTTCTACCTAAAGTTGGGTGAACTAAAACTCCAATGCCTTCATGAGCTAAGGCTTCCTCAAATTTCTTCTTATTTCTTTTAAAGCTAGTTGGGGTTCCTTTATTAGCTTCGATTCTAGCGGTCATTTCATAAATACCTCTAACCTTACCCATATCCTCAATATATCTTGAATCTGTGTTAGGATACTCGAATACGGCAGTTTTTCTACCTAGTTCAGGTTTAGAGGCTTCCATGCCATAAAAAGGCACTCCATTTAATTTGCAAGCAAACCAGTTTGAATTAATTGGCACGGCTTTGTCCTCCAGAAATCATATTTGGGCCCGGGTTAAGTTTTTTACCAGCGGGAGTAAATATGCTTGGGAAAACCCCATCGCTATTTCCCTCAATTCTTAATATCAATTCTACTTGTTGTGGTTTCATAATTCTTTCAAAAAAAGCTTCAGGAGTCATTGGTTCTTGTGGTTTACTAGAAGCATTTACTACATTTTGGCTTTGAACATTAGGGGAATAAGTCATCATCGAAGTTAAGTCCCCCTTTCCGCTTCCGGGAATAAGCGTCATATTATTAGGTTTATACTTAAAAATATCAGGTATATTATTTAATGAACTTGCCGCTTTATTATTGTTATATTTTTTATCGTAATATGCCTTTGAGGCAAGCACTTCTTTTTCAAGGGCATTGTTTTCGGCATAATTTCCATATTCCTCTCCTATTAATTTTCCAGTTTCGTAAGAAAGCATTCCAAGAAAAGCAGCTTTCCCAATTGCATTTGGACTTACGAGGGCTGTAAGCGCGTTTTTTCCAAAACCAAGAAGTCTAGGAGCTTTTAATAAAAATTTTGTTCCGTATCTAGCAATAAGACCCGCGCTAATTGATTTTCCTAAAGGCCCAGTAGCTTTATAAGCCAAAGCGGTTGCTTTTGATGTAATTTCACCACCTCTTTCCTCTCCCGTCTCCTCATTAATTATTTTAATTTTTTCTTTATCAGCTTTTAAGATTTGCGTTATGGTATTTTCGGAAGCTAAAAGTGGGTCGTTAATGACTCTATTTAAATAATCTAGTCTATTACCAATTGCACCCATTGCTCTTGCAACTATTTTTGGAAATCCACCTTTATTAGCTGAGGTGTCAACAAAATATTTATATGCGTTTTGCAATCTACCGACTTCACCAGTAAAAGTGTGTGATTTTTGCTGTGGCATACTACCCAACATATCTTGAACAATGCTAAGCGTGTGAACTAAGTTTCCGCTTCCGATAACGCCTTTGTCAAGTAAGTCGTTCAAACTAATTTTTTTGTTTCTATATTTTGCATACAAACCATATAATTGTGGACTTTTAGTTTGTAGCGTTGGGTCTTCAACTGTTCTTCTAACCGCTTCTTCAATTACTGGACGAGCAATCGACATTCTTTCCGTCAATTGTTGGTTTAACTCTTGACCATAAATTATATCTCTACCCATCATTTGAGAAACAGCCATAAATGTTCCTTTAGTCTGCTCGGCATTAAGACCGCTTACCCTTGATAAAGCTGTAAAAGCTTGAGTAATATTTTTAACATCTTGTTCTTTAAACTTACTTTTTCCACCAGCTCTAGCGGACATCATCTTCATATAATCAGGAGCAACATCAGTAAAATCTACCCCGTATTTATGGCCTAAATCATATAAAAACCTAATATGCTTTTCTGATTCTCCTTTTAATGTGCCTAAGTTTTTATTTCCCCCAGCAAAAATCATTGCTTCCATTGAAGCTCGAATATTTTCCATTTGAATAGGAGTATTTAAGGTGGCGGTAACCGCACCTTCTACGCCTACCGCTGTTTTATAAGCAGCATATCCACCCAATACTTGACCAAATGTTCTGCGGCCACCTAAAAACCCTTCTTGCCTATTCATTGCCGGAGGAGTTGGAGGAACTCTTCCGCCACCCATACCCATTGATGCAAAAACATTAGCATTGGTTGCTCTTCCAGCAGATGCTACACCAATAATTTTTCCGCTACTATCAGCAACATAATTAATCGGCGTTACTTTAGCTTTCTGAAAAGACTCTGTAACTTTTTGATTATACTTAACTCTTTCTTGTTGAGATTTGTATTCTTGTTTGGCGGCTTTTTCTCTTTCTTTTGTGGCTCTTATTTCTTCTTTAGCCATTGTTATTGTATTTTTTTCGGCTTCTTTTTGATGAGCCTTTAATTCCTTGGTAAAGTTATTTTTTAAAATTTGCTCATAATTATCCTTATACCCAGGGATATAGTTTCCACCAATTTTTGTTTGCTCAAATATTGATGTTGGCATCGTAGAATAACCTTTTGTTTTTATAGCTCCAATTGCCTTACCCATTGGGTTAGCAACATAAGATATTGGGGTTACTCTTTGCTCAATCTCTTTTCCTTGTTTTTTTATATTCTGAGCGAACTCTTTTTCTTGCTTCTTTATATTTTGAACAATCTCTTGATTTAATTTTTCTTTAAATTTAATAGTTTCTAGATTATGCTTTGCTCTATCGGCACTATATTTTTTTAAATCAGCTCTATATTTTAAAAGAGATAAATCATTTAAATCACCTTTTTCTTTTATATTGAAAAGGTTTTCTTTTGTATAAACAAGCTTACTTTGAGAGGCGGCTAATCTTTTAGCCTGAGCCTCTCTTTCTACGAGAGTTTTTTGGCTTACAGAAGCTTTATTTAGCGAAGATGCAATGCCATCAATTGCTTTAGCTGTCTTCTCAGATTGTTTTTCTAAAGATTTTAGGTGAGATTCGGTCTTGTCTATTTTAGAGGTAGCTTGGTCAAGTAAATCTATTGTAAATTTAATCCCGCTCATGTTTTACCTATTAAGTTTTGCTTTTTGAGCTGCTTGTTCTCTTGTTGCGTTCTCTGACTGCACTAATTCATTATTTATAGAAATCCAATTAAAGAACTCTTGCAAAGACCAGTTCATAACATCTTGATAGGTAAAAATACCAGCATTTTGTTTTAAAAACCAAAGCATTGCTTTATTAATCCCCTTAATGTTAAAATTAAATTTTTTTGTTTCCGTATCCCACGAACTTAAAACTACTGAATCTTGATTTTCAATTCTAAGTTCGTTTCTCCTAAAAAATTTTCAAAATATATCCTCAGTAATTTAGAAGCTATTAACGAAGGGACACTGTCAAAAGTAATTCTTGGATTAGCTCCAAGAGGTTGGGTTGGAATAATATATCCCTTTAATGCTAAAAAATCTAAAGCAGCTAAATCAGAAATATCAATTTTATTATTAAACTCTTTTGCATCTCTTATTTTTAATACCAACAATTGCAATTCTTTTGTTTTTTCTAAAGTTTGAGAATTTTCACAAGCGTAAGACCATTCAAAAGGAGCTTCATTACCTTTGTTGTCTTTGATATTAAATTCTTCTATAATTATAGAAGTGCTAAAAGTTGTCATAAATTTATATTAAAAGTTTATAATTTAATTGCTGTTTGACCTTGGAAAGAAAAAGCAACACTACTATCAGGAGAGCTTCCAGAAGAAAGATCATTCATTAATGTCATATTTCTAAAAATAAAACCACCAGAACCATTTTCAGGTAAAAGAGTGATTTCAGTATCTTCTTTAGATTTAAGATCATAAAACAAATTAATGGGATTTACTTTTCCTTCGTCAGCGTTAATTCTAATTGAAAAATCAACAGTTGATCTAGCGTTCATAAAATCAGGTATAGTGGTGGTTTTGGTAGAAGAGCCATTAACCAATACATTAGTAGTCTTTTCTGGCAAACCAAGTTTGTAAGTTAAGGAATTTGCATCAATATAGGTTTCTACGCCGTCTATTTTTAATTTTCCAATAAAAGGTATTGTCATATAATTAAGAGTTTGCTGTTAAGTTGAATGAAATTTTTTCAAGTTGTCCCATATTATAATAAGAAGCAGAACCACTCATGCTATTAGTAGCTGTGTTTATGTTTATAATAAGGCTTTTTTGAAAAGCTTCTTGAAGTGGGCCATTGTCATCAAATTGAACAATACCTTCTTCTGACATTGTTTTAAATATTGATAAAAGCAAAGCTTTTGCAGATTGAACATCCACATAAATTACATCTGATACTGCAGATGGAATTTTACCATTAGTCAATACGGCTTGTGCATATCTTTTTTTCCATTCTTTATAAACATATTCTTTTACAATGGCTGAATTTAAGAACTTATTTAAATTCATGTAAGTTTGACCATCGTCAGTAATGCTAGCTTTCTTATAAACTGTCATGTATCTTGGTCTAGTTATGACATTTATATTAGACTCGTCCATTACTGCAACAGAACCACCTAATTCTTCGATAGCTTTGATTTCTTCATCTAACCAGCTTATTCCTTGTGGAATTTTATACATATTAGGAACTTTAACTCCATGGAAAGGAACGGCAACTTTATTAATTCCGCCAGAAGCAACTGGAAATTGCATAAAGCTTGCAATTGGCGCATCGGGAACTAATCTTAATGAATCTGTAGCTAGTAATTTTGCAGAAAAAACCAAAGGAATTACTAATGTTGATGAGCCTTTAATATTTGTTTCATTGGCAGTTTTGAAAAATACTGCGTTTACAACTTTTGAATTTAAGCTTCCTAAAGTAGTTTGAGCGTTAGCATAACTATCCACTTGAGAAACTGTGCAGTAAGATTCATAAGTTTGGTTTAGTGTGTTAAATTTAGCTTCTAAATGAGTTTTAACTTCTGACAAGAAACATTTTTGAGTTGCTATATCGTATCTAGCATTTTTAATTTTATTCAAAACATTTGTAATAACTGGGTCAGTAGCGCCGCTAGAAAAAGCAGTAATAGCAACCGAAACATTAATTGGTAAGCTTTCTACATAAATAGCATACTGATTCGCTTCTGTTCCTTTATTTTTTGCTGTAAAGGTAACAGTTCCGCTAGAATTTGAAGCTGCAACAACAGCGTTTTCATCAGCATTAACTAAAGCGGCTAAAGAATCACCTATAGTAGTAGCGGTTGAAGTTGTCAAAACATCAATCTCGTATTTATTTTTAACACCTGAGCCAATGATAAATACAGCTTTACCATTCTTAGGGCTTGATGCAGTAATAACAACTGAACCTGTTGCGGCCACACCAGAACCATTATCTGCAACGATAATAGCACTCAAAGGAGATTCTTTGTTAATCTCTTTAAACTCTTTAATAGCTAAATAAGCTAGAGAATTTGCTCCACAAAGGGCTTTTAATTCATCAATAGAACTTGGAACATTTTCAATTAAATTACCCGAAGTAAAACTTCCACTAGAAGTTCCTTGAGCAAGGATTAGTTGCTTTCTCAAACCTAAACCAGATTGAGCTTGACCAGCAATTAATTGAATATTAATATCGGGTGAACTTTGAGACATAAACTATTTTGTTTTTTGTTTTTTGTTGAAATCTAATGTAAAATGACCATTGTTAAATTTTAATTGCTCATACCAAAAACCATCTATTGGAGTTCCTTCGCTATCGACATCAATTTCGATTTTATCATTAACATGATATTGTTCATTTTGACTACGATAAAACTCTATTAAAAAAGTTAATGTTGCTTTCATATTTAAAATTTAATTGTTGTATTTTATATTTTTCATAATACGATTTTTTTGAAAATTGTCAACACTTTACAGCCTAAAAGTCTTATTTATGGATATTAGCCAAAGAAAAATTGAAAGCATATTAGAAAGCACAAAGAACATAATATATAGGGAGAATTTTTATGAGTTCTTCGCTAATATAGCTTTTAAAGCAATCTTTCCAAATAAAGAATTAAAGCCATCTAAATCTACAAAGATTTTGTGTAAAATAGGCGAATTATCATCTAAGAGAAAAGATGGTTATAGAAAAGTAATCGTGAATATCCCACCGGGCTTAATGAAGTCAACAATAATTTCCGCCGCACTGCCAGCTTGGCATTTAGGAAGACAGCAAAGCGAAAGAATATTTGGCGTTTCAAATAAAGATAAATTGGTGACGAGAAATGTGGGCTGGACAAAGCTTATAATGGAAACTGAGAAATACAAAAAAGTTTTCTCTGATTTAGCTATTGTAAAAGATACAGAAAGTCATATCAAAACTTCTCTAGGTGGTGAGAGGCAAGGTTTTGGAACGCTATCAAAGGTAACTGGCGAAAGATGCGACATGTTGTTGCCAGATGACTTTATCTCCTCGGATATGATATTTAGAAGCGAAGGAACAACTGCGTTGAAAGCTTGGGACGAAAGTTTTTATAGTAGGGTCGATAAATTGGTTGGTATAATTCTGATAATAGAACAAAGGCTTGGTATAAATGATTTAACTGGATATTTATCTAGGACTAGACCGGGCGAATATAAGATTATTTCTTTACCTGCAATATTTGAAGAAAGAACTGTTATAGTGCTTGACGACGAAGAGTATGTTTTTGAAGCTGGAGAATTGCTATCGCCTGATTATTTGCCATTGCACGAATTAGAAAGCTTAAGAAATAGAGTTGTTGATGAAGAAACTGGTATTGCAAATGGAAAGCAAGTATTTTTTGCTCAATATATGCAAAATCCAGTAGCTGACGGAGGCAATATGGTTGATATTAATTGGTTTCAGCCTTTTAATATTTCCGATTCATCTTCAATGAAATTTGATAGAGTTGTTGTATCTGTCGATTCCGCTCAAAAACCTAATGAAGTCAATGACCCAAGTGCTTTTTTAAAGTTTGGTATAATAGGAAAATCAAAATATTTAATTGACCAATATTGTGAAAGAAAAGTATATCCAGAAACAAAGCAAGCGTTAATTGCATTTTGCAATAATGGTCATAGAGCCACAGACTTGATAATAGAAGATGCTAACACTGGCTCAAGCTTAATACAGGAGCTTCCTAACGAACAAAAATTATATGGAATCTCTATAACTCCCATTTCTCATGGAGGAATAAAAAAAGAGATAAGGTTTTCCACCGCAACTGGTGCAATGTCTAGTGGAACTTATTTTTTCCCTAAAGATGCAACTTGGTACGCAAGCTTTGAAAGTGAATTAATGCAGTTTCCAAAAGGTCGTCATGATGACCGATGCGACTGCCTTAGTCAATTTGCACATTGGGAAGTCGCACAATCAGCTAGATTTGATTTTTGGTGTACATCAGTTTAATTAACTATACCTATAGAAGACATGATATTATTGTTATTAGCATCTTTTAAATCAAAGCTAATGTTAGCTAAAGCGGTAGTATCATATTCTTTTATTTCTTGGTCTTTTGTAAATTCAATAAATGTTTCAAATATAAAACTATGCGAATAAAAAGTTTTTTCGGATTCTTTGGTTTGGTCAACAACAGGAGTAAGTTTTTGATATACAACATTATTACTAAATGGCGATTCAGGTATAAACCCAGCTATTGTCTGACAAATTGGTTTAATGTATTGCGATACTTTATCCTTCTCATCAGCTAATCCAATTGAAGAAGCTGTTTCTCCTAAATTTATCATTACACACAATTCTAAACCCTGTATAATTTTAGCAGAAATTCCACTGCCTAATAAATTCTCTACATTAACATCTGTTTTACCATTAGGGTCTTTGCCAGTAGTCCTTGGAAGAGTATAAACAAACAGCCAAGACTTAGTTTGATTTGTAGCATCTACTGCGTTTGTAAATATCTCTTTTGCTCTCTCGTAATCAGTAGTTCCAATAACTCTTAATCTACTTTTTATTATTCCGATTGGAGAGTTTTGTAAATATGGTAAACCAATTGCATCATTTACTACGCAGGTAATAGTGTTGTGGGTATGCGATGATACAATTTTATAACCATTATATCCAAAATTTCTTTTTTCCAAGAATTTAATGCTTCCAGTAGGCGAACTAACGGCAGTTGAGTCAATAACATAAAAGAAAATATGAGTAGATGGCGATAATGATATTTTAGTTAAAACGCTATCGTTAGCTAAACCGATAAAATTGTCGATTATAAATGTTTTTGAATTAACGATAGATTTGACGGGCAACAAACTTCCATTTATATTTATTTTGTAATTAGCGTTTACTATAAAAGGGTTGTCTTCTACTGTTGTAATGGTCGCCGTATCGTCATTATTAATAACTTTAGATTGGACATTAAAATATAGAATATCTCTACTTATAGTTTTTACTCCATTATATTTGGCATCGCTTGCACCAACCATTTCTACCGTGTTAGCGGTTTTAATAATGTTGTGGTGATTATTTGATAACGCAACTGCAATGCTTCCATATTTTTTTAAAGAAGTTATTTCATAATAATTTTTAATATCGCAAACTAAAAAAGTATTGCCATTTTCTATATGATGATTTCCACCGGTCGTGTAAGTGATATTTGTTCCACTAATTGATATATTTGTAATATTTATGTTGTCAGAAAAATCATTAGAGTATTTAGGTAAAACTGCTTTGATTTGATGGACTATTTGACTTGTTTGCATTATAACCCCTTTAAATTATTGTTTATAGCAAGTTGTATTTTATTTGCTATTCTAGCTTTATTTTCAGCAAGTGGTCGCCTGATATTGTTTCTTGGGGCGACATTTGCACCTCCAAATTCTTGAATAGCGGCGTGCGGTGCAGTAGCTCCTATAATTTGCTGATTACTTCCGCTACTTTTAGTGTAAACACTTTTACTTAATTCTCCAGTTAAAACCGCAGAACTTTCTAAACCGCTCGCATTTGACGCTTTGTGCATATAAGAACTTCCCGCAGGTATTTTTAGTCCTTCTGGAGCTGGATAAGTCATTGTTTTATCTCCTCCAACGCTTCCAGTATTTAATCTACTTCTTTGTCTAGTTTTGCTAGCTCTTGATTTATAAAAAATATATGTATTACCAGTTTTAGGAAGAGTCATTTGTCTTCTAATTTCTTGAACCATGTAAGTTCCAGCATTTCTTAATCCTTGAGAAGAACCTCTTTTTATAGCATCTTTAACTTTTGCGATATTCTCTGAGGTTAAGTTTATTTTTTTTAAATCAATATCTATGTTCACAAAATATTTAAATTAATATTTGATAAACCAGTATGACTGCATTTGAACATTGAAAACATTCCTTCATTGTGAAGATTCGGCAAAACCTCTAATATTCTGTAGGCTTCTCCACTGCTGATAATCATGTTTTCAACTTTAATTTTTATAGCGGGGTCTCTTCTAATGTAAAAGTGAGTAGTAACCTTACCAAGTAAGTTTTGACCATTAAAAATATCTTCACCATTTACATCGATTTGCAAAGCCCAAGCATTAGGCACTAAAGTATCCTGATCCAACAAAACATCTTGCGAGGTTGTATTGTTCGCTTTTTTAATTTTTGTAATTATTGATATTGGTGTGTTTAGGTCGCCTATCTGAACATTTCTTTTAGGCTTAATGATAAACTTGCAAGCATTATTGTCCATAATATCATATAAATATTTCTTTTTGATAACCAGTGAAAAATTGAGAAGCTATTCCCATGTTATTGCAACAAGCATCTCCTCTATTTTTATACAAGAATGCAATGTATTCCATAATAGCCTGTTTATAATCAAAAGGAATATTAGCTTCCGATGCTCCAAAGCCCGATGTAAAATTTATAACAACAGCATTAGCTCTATTGTCTATGTCGTCTGGATATTCTTTAGTTTCATATAAAAATATTTCGGAATAATTATTACTTTCTGTGAAATAATAATTAGAAGAAGCAAATGTTGTTAGAACTTCATTCAAATAATATTTAATCGATACAATTGATTGTAATTTGCTTCTTTTAATTTTTATTGGTTCGTAATTACCAAAATGGTTGTAATAAAGCGGAAAATTATCAAGAAATGTTTTATATTCCTTTGTTATTAAATCTATGCCAGTAATGCCTTCAAATCGTTGTGTAGCGGTTTTTATTAAATTTGTGATGTGGGCATCTTCTTGATTAAAAGTTATGCGTAAATGAGCCTTAACATCAGATAAAGATATTGCTAGTGCTAATTGTGAAAAATTAGACACTAGAATATTTGATATTGGTTGTTTAAAGCAAAAAGTATTCATTATTTATTTCTTCTATTTTTTTTAGAATTTTTTGTTTCAACTTCTAGTTTATCTTCAGGAGTTTCGATTTCTAAGTTATCCTCAGGAGTCTCAATTTCAATTACTGGAATTTCAACTTCTAGTTTATCTTCAGGAGTTTCGATTTCATTTTTTTTCTCAACTAAAATATCTTTTAAAGAAGTGCATTGAAAACAAAAATTAAATTTATCTTCAGATTCATAAATTTTAATCAATTCGTTTTTTGTATATTCTCCTTTTTTAAGAACAATTCCGTTTTCATTAAAATCTTTAGTTAATTCAAATAGTATCATAAAAATTATTTTTAATTGTCCCCCTTTGTTTTTTAAGCAAAGGGGGATTATAATTAAGATTGGATTTGTGGTTTATCCAAATATTCCAAAATAACTTCTGATTTAAAAGTTAAATCGGTGCTAACTGCTCCAGTTAAAAAATTCACTCTAAAATATTTTTGATTATTTAAAGCTAGGTTTTTAAGTGAGATACACTTAGTTCCAACAGCGCCTAAACTTGTTTGGTCTATTGCTGAAACAGATGATATTCTATCGTTTTTATTTAAATAATCATCACTTGTGAAAGTAGATGGATTTACTGCAAAAGATGAATCATCAGCAAATTGCACATTTTTAATTTTTACAGAGCCAGAAGTCCAAGTTGTCACATCTAAGAAAACCTTTAATTCTTTTACCCCTTCAATTATAATTGCAGAACCAGCAATAGTAGCATCTTCCGCTGTGCTAGCGGTAGAAACTACTCCTACTTTTTTTATAATTCCTGTTAAATTTTCAGACATATATATAATAATTTAATTGTTAATATTAAGCTTTTGCATAAAGAGCTTTAATAGCTTGTGATTCCACAATACCTTGGGCTACATATCCAATCTTACCAGCTTTAGTTGCTCCGTCAAGTAAAGTTCCGACATTAGAATCGTAACCAATTATTCCCATTGTAGATGGGATTACTTTGTAAGCAAATTTTAAATCACCGACAAAAGCAAGTAGTTTACCAGCGTTGCCAGATAAGCTTGCAGTAACGGCGGTATAATCGCTTGTAATATCAGTTGTTCCGTCATTTAAAGATTTATAAGTTCCAATTTGAGCGTGTTCAAATGTTCTTACTGGAATAAGACCTTCTGGCGTAACAAAAGCTTGTATGTCGTTTGAATAAAAAAATTGCTCAAGAGGCAAATGACCATCAGAAGCTTCAACAGAAAATGCGGCATTTATAAGTTGTCTGCTAACATAAATAACAGAATTGCCTATAAATTCTTTTTTTAAAGTTGATAAGAAGTTTCTTAAATCTTTTCTAATAGTTGCATCTGCTGGTGCATATTGAGTAGTGGTTGCAGTTTTACCTACGAGACTATTGTTAGCGGCCGCAATTACATCTTGGAAAACATCTTTAATGATTTTCTTGTCAAATTTACGGTTTAATCCAGCAATGTTTCTATCGAGAACATTAACTTGATTTCCACCTTGCATAACATTAAGAATTACATCAGTAGAAATATTCATTTTTGACTGAACTTTCTTAAGAGCTAATTTAACATTTCTGTAAACAACTTCTTTAGTTACCTGAGAGGCTTCTAATTCGTTTGCTTCAAAAGCTTCAATTAAAGATTCATCAAAAGTATTCCAAACAAGAGCGCCTTCATTGTCATTTACAGCAGGCATTACATCAACATCTTGTAAAATAGTTGAAGGAATGTCTTTGTTGACTTCAAAAGAACCCATTACAGTAGCTGGTCTATCAATTGTGTTTGTTGATGTTGAATCACCAAAACGAATTGCTTTTTTATCCAAAGCGTGAAACTTAATTTGCGATTTGCTATGAATAGTTTGTGCAATAATTTGAGCCTCTTTCAAGCTTAAAGGAATGTATGATTTTGAATCAGTTTTCTCAGAAGCTGATTTAAAGCCGCTATTAATAGCTTCTTCAATTTTTTCGATACTTTTTTTACTAGATTCTTCTGCTTGAGCCAATTTAGCTTCAAGAGATTTAACTTCAGTTTCAATTTGAGACTTTAGTTCAGTTTTTATTTCTAATGATTTTTTTTCAGACTCAGTAAGGGCATCAGCCTTTAATTGACCTGCAACATCATCAATTTTTTTTAAAATTTCTAACGACATAATTTGTTTAATTGATTTAAGATTAAATATTCATCTAAAGATTTAAGAATTGCTTCTTCGTCAATAGATTCGGTTGTTTTTTCCTCAACATCTCGTTGAGTTTCTTTTTCTTCCTGTTCCTCATCACAAGGATTTTTAGAAAATTCTTTTACTTTACTAATAAGGGCTTTTGCCTCAGATTGAGAAAACCCTCTTTTCTTTAGTAATTTTTCAGTTTCTTTTAGTGTTTTGACTTCTTCAATCATTGATTTAAAACCTTGTAATCTAGCTTCTGGATTCATTGCTAAAGTAACAAACGAATACTCATAAAGAGTGGCTTGTTTTATTGTTCTAATTCCAGTATTTTCATCAATTTCATAGTCATCAGATTTAACTCCAAATCCAACTGAGAACTCCTGCAAAGAGCCATTTTCTAACAATGGGATTATCTCTCCTTTAACGCGCCAATGACTTTTTGGCAATCTACTTTCAACATATACGCCAATATTATCTTCTTTAAAAAATATTGCATGGCCCAAAAGCAAATCCATATTATGCTGTAAAAGCAAAGGAATTCTTTGACCTTTGTCCATTTTGTCTTTAATTGACTTGGTAAATGCACCAGGTGCTATAATATCTTTACCTAAATCTACATTATAGGTTGTAATATACGATCCAACATAAAGAAATTTTTCAAAATCTTTATCTTCGGTGGACTGCGATTTTTCCAAAGATTTTATTTCTTCTACTTTTGCAGAAAATTGTTTAATTATTTTTTCTTCCATATATTGAAAAATTATTAAAAAAAGTTCTTGCAACGGTATTTATTTTTGCTAATTTGTCAAATAATTAACCACTAAAAGTCTTATTTATGGATATAGAAAAAAACGAAAAAATAAATAAAAAGCTAGGAAAACCAGTTGGCTCTCAAATTGGAGAAGTTGGTTTATTTTTACAAGATGTTAAAAAAAATGCTTCTGTTTTAGTTGATTTAAAAGAAGTTGAAAATGACTCATACGATAAGGTGTTTTCTTATCTTGCAATGAAAAATTGTAAACATAACTGGTATAGCTGTGGAATACCACAAAAATACAAAGTTATTAATAGGCTTTTAAAACTTTTAAAAGAAAATCATAAAAAAGCCCAAGACTTACAAAAACAAGTTAATAAATTATTAAATGAAAAATAAAATTAGGTGCCTCAGTCTCTTTGACGGAATTTCAGGGGCAAGACAAGCTTTAAAGAATTTAAACATAGATTGCGACTATTATGCGAGTGAAATAGATAAATTTGCAATCCAAGTCTCTAAAAATAATCACGCTGATATTGCTCAGATAGGTAATGTAAAAGGAATTGTAATAGAAGATGATTATATTTTTTATAATCAAGATAACGAACCGATGCAAAATGGAGGTAGCTTTAAAAGTGATGTGGATTTGTTAATTGGAGGAAGTCCTTGCACCGATTTATCAATATCAAAAAGAAACAGGCAAAGTTTAAATGGTTCACAAAGTAGTTTATTTTTTGAGTATGTAAGAATTTTAAAAGAAATTAAACCAAAATTTTTTATCCTTGAAAATGTCGCTTCGATGTCTAACGATGCAAAGAATGAGATAACTAAAAATTTATTCGGAATAGAACCTATCTTAATTAATAGTTCTTTACTTACAGCTCAGCATCGCAAGCGTATTTATTGGGTTGGTAGTTTAGGATTAGACGGCAATTATACAAAAGTTGAAATATCTCAACCAGAAGATAAGGGAATTTTATTAAAAGATATTTTAGAGAGTGGCGATACAGAAAAATTAAAATCATATTGCATAACAGCAACATACTCCAGAGCTTGCCCTAAGGATTATTTTGAACATGGTCAAAGACAACTTGTGTTCAAGAAGCCAGTTAGAGTTGGTCATTTTAATAAAGGTGGTCAAGGCGATAGGATTTATAGCTCAGATGGTAAATCAGTTTGCCTTAGTGCGAATGGTGGCGGTAGAGGAGCTAAAACTGGTTTATATGAAATTAAAGGCTGTGCGATTAGAGGAAGATATAAAAACAACAGCAATGAAACTGAGCAAACATTAGAGATTAGAGAAGATGAAAAAACCAATTGCCTTACTAGCGTTTCAAAGGATAGTTTAGTTCAAATAAAAGACATGGTTAGAAAATTAACCCCAAATGAATGTGCTAGACTCCAAGGATACCCTGATTTCTATCACAATGGAATTTCAAATTCTCAAGCCTATAAATGCTATGGAAATTCTTTTACAGTTCCAATTATAGAGCATTTGTTAAAACATATTTTTAATTAAAATTATAATATTATGATACCTTTTAGAGTAAAATTACTAACCGATACAGCGAAAGCACCAGAAAAAGCAAATGAGTCTGATTTATGGGATTTATTTGCTGATAGTTTTAATACTGATTATTTAAATGATGGTTATTTTGACGATGAATGCAAAACATTTTATTCTAAATCAGATCATAATGATTTAGTTATAATTGATAACAATCAATGCACCATAAATCCAATGGGCAGAATCTTAGTTAAAACTGGAATTATTATTGAGTTACCTCAGTATTGGACTTATCGAGTCGGTGAGAGTTGTTCTGAAGATTGGTTATTTACTGAAAAACATTCTAATAGCGAGACAATGCATGATGTAATGATGCTTGAATACTACGCAGTAGCCGATATTCGCCCACGGTCTGGACTCGCTCTTAAACACGGAATAACTGTTTTAAATTCACCTGGCACAATAGATAATTCTTACCGTAAAGAAATAGGGGTAATTTTAATTAACCAAGGACATGAGCCTTATAAAATTAGTAAAGGCGATAAAATAGCCCAAATGTTAATTAGACCACTTTATCCCTCAAGAATGGAAATTATATCAGAAATATTAGACACTAATAGAGGTGGATATGGTTCAACTGGTAAATAATGCTAAAACTTTTTAGTTTATTTCTCTCTTTCTCTTTTAATAGCATTCCATTTAGCGTTAGCCCAAGTTCTTCCAGCATTACCGCCCCATAGAAGCCAAGCAATGTAATGATTTGATGGATCTCCATTAGGAAGTTTATTTTTACCTTCATTAACGCCATGTCTTGCAAAGAAGGAAACCATTCTAGCTACTGTAGATGGAGATAGATTTTTTCTATTAGAAATATCTCTAGCTCTAGCGACTCCGACAGCTGTTCCGCCTCTACCAAATTTCTCCCTCAACTCTAACCCTCTTTTAGCGTTATTAGACATTGTTTCAGTTGGGATTAAATTTATATCCGATAATGCTTTTTCTTCAGTTTCAAGTAATTCAATCTCATAATCTTCAATGTCATCAAAAACTAATTCTTTTACTTGAGATAGTGGAGCGCCTATTGTATCTCCAGTGTTAGTATCTTCACCGATTGGAGCTTGGTTGCCATCAACATAAACTGCATTTAAACCTGTAATAGCACCTAAACCAATTCTTTGTCTTAATTCATTTTTGGTTACTATGTTTGCATTTGATAATTGATTTACTAACTCAGCTTCACGCATAGCTATTGCGGGTATCTCTGACCCAATGTAATTAATTGATTCAATTTCAGTTTTATCATTAAAATCTTTAATTAAATATACATAAACAAACTCAAAATAATCTTCTAATAACGGAAGAACTGCAGAATCATAAAGATTTAAATTCGATTCCTTCATATTTGAGTTAGAGGTAAACTCACCCTCAACAAGTGGCAATGGAATATTAAAAGCATTGTAAAAGGCAACTCTTAATCGTCTTAGTCCAATATTAAACTCTAAATCACGAGCCATAAATGGATTTTGCAAATCAACTGGTTTTACATCGAGAGTTGTTATTATCGTTTTACCAGTATTTTGCGAACCAGAATATTCTTCAAGTAGTTTTTTCTTATACTGCTCCATCTGCTCTTGAGTAGTTCCAGCTGGTAGTCTAGCTAAATCAATTACTAACATTTTTTTAGCAGTCAGAGAATTTTTAAATGTAGCTTTATTGCTTTTATTACCATCTTGATATAGCAACATTTCATCTTGTAATGGTTGTAATTTAGATTTCCCTAATCCCCTGACAAAAAAATCTTTTACATCTCCGGTATCCTGAATAGAATCTTGCCATACTACTAAATCATAATAGGTTTTTCCAATTTTATATCTAAATCTATTAGAGTTAATTTTAAAATTAGTGCTATCTAGCTGTCTTTCATATTTTTTTGGTGGTAATGAAGCTTTACTGTATTCATAATATTCTACTTCATTATTATTATCTAGCGTAGCAGTAATATATCTAGGATTTAGATTTTTATATGATATAATTTTCTTTGAATTGTCTTCAATTACATAGGCAACTTCTATAAAGTTATTTCCAGTAATAAGATAATGCTCAAAACCCTCTTTTCTAAATTTAATACCAGTTTGAGTCTGATTTGGGTATCTTAACCACTTTAAAAAGTTATTTTCATTAACTTCACTTGCTACATTTTTAATAAAAGCATAAGGTTTTATACAAGATGCTGGTAGAGCTACCTTATCTATTGCATCAGCTAATGGTGCTATATTTTGATAGTAGTTCATGTATCCACCAAGGGTGTAAACATAATTAAAATCACCACAACTAGTGTCCAATGAGCCTGAAAGTCCTATAAACTTTCTAAATCCTATGTTGAAATTATTAAAAAAAGCCATTATTCATTTTAAATTGTTTTTTAAAAAAATTATTTTAGAATATAATAATTAAAACTCAATAAAAAAATGAAAATAGATAAAAAAAAATATAGAAAGCTTGTAAATGCCCATAAAAACAGGCTAGAAATATCATTTGATAACTATAATTGGGAAAAATGTAGCTTTATTCCTAACTTAAATCTAATGCAAAATCCCATTATTATTTTCACTCAAAACAAGTTTATTGAAATAATTGGGGCTAGAAACACCATTTATTTAAGAATAAACTAGGTTATTTTCTTCTAAACTTGTATTTTATCCAACCGCACAATAAGAAAGACTTTAAAAATATCGTAAACAAGAAAATGTCGGCAAAAACTGACTGAATAAATTGACCAGTAAAGATAGATTCTATACCAAAGTCCAAAATATATATTAACCCGTTGACCGCACCAATTAAAATAAAGGTTGAAAAAATAACGGACAGGTATTTTTTACTAATATATTCTTTAAATTTCATAAAGTTTTAATTTTTAATTATAAAGTGAAGACGAAATCTTTTTTCCTTGCGATGAAGTAATTATTTTTTGGATTATATTGTTTAATTCATTGAAGAATGAATAACAATAAGACTCCAATTCGACTAGCGTAAATCTTTTTGTTTCGGTATCGACCACACCAACATTTACGCCATCAAAATAAATTAAAGTGATATTGGGAGCAATATCAACGCCAAATAGCTGGAAATCTCCAACATTTTCTAATAATACTAAATGTTTTAATGTTTTTTGCATAAAAAATTATAAATTTTGGGCTTTTTGTCTAGCCATAAAATCAACTGCTTCGTTGAACATATTGCCATTATGAGCCTTAACCCACTTAAACTCAATATCAACGAAGCATTTCTTATCTCTTACTTGCGAGATTAAGTCCTGATTCGTTAAAAAAAACTTCTTATCTCCGCATACAGTAGTAATTACATATTGGGAGTCCGTGAATAATGTAGTTTTCTCACGATTGTATCCTAACTCCATCATTTTATCTATTGCCTTTAGGCAAGCGGTTAATTCCATGCGATTGTTTGTGGTCGGTTTACTACTTCTACCAGAATAACTAATAATCTTGTCTTCACCGACAACGATTATATATGCCCACCCACCTTTACTATTAATACATGAGCCGTCAGTGTAAATATTAACCATGCGTTTTATCAAATTCATTATTAATTATATCATCGAGGGTATTCTGAGCAGTCTCGATAATTTTCTTTAAAGTGTGTTTATCCTCAATCTGAGAAATCATGTGTTCAATAACCATCTTAATCTCTTGAGCGCTATGACTACTAGGATTAATATTGTTAATCTGAGTATTATGAACAGTTTTAGCACCCTCCCCAAACCTCTCGGGGTTTTTCATCTTAGCGACAGTGGCTAGAGACTTGACTATTGAGTTTAACCCCACTGCGTCTATGTGAAGAGCGGACTTACCGTCTATGTAATCCTTGGTTAAACTTTCAATCTCATCGGCTAGGAATATCGAACTATCTTTGCAGGCACTGATATATTCATTACCGAAGATTGGATCAGAAGCAACCATCTCTTTTATTTGTGGAAGACTTGGCATATCTGCTAATAAGGCAATCTTGTCTAGGGTTAAACCTTGTCTCGTTAGGTCTATAATTCTAGCCTTAGTTGTTATACTGATTTCCATTAACTTGTCTAACTCATCTTCCTCTTTTAACCCAAGCGAGCCATAAAGAATCTTGAAGCGTTGGAGAATATATTCTTTTGCCGCCAACCTAGATAATTCATTCTTATATCTTTGACTATAAGAAACATCATAGATTACGCCACTAATTGGAGCTAAATCTCTGCCACGAGTATAATGTATATTTCTATCAATAGTGTTGTTTTCTGTCATAAAAGTAAATGTTAGATTAGGACAGTAAATTACCCCCCAAAGATAATAAAGTCAATATAAAAGAAAAAAAAATAAATTAATGACTTAGAATAACTTAGGATTTAAACCCAAGACCCCTGATGAAGCTTAGAGACAAAACCCCCCATAAAAAAGAAAAAATAACACTTGCAAAAATAAAACACTTGACAATAATAGACCCTATCTACCATCTTGTTTAAAAATAGCTTTAGCTACTTTTTATACAAGCTTGTCAGCAAATTATGCAGGAACATGGCTGACTATAATCCCCTTATTAGGTTCATAGAACAACTAACAAATATTAAAAAGCCCCAGATTATATCTTAGCCCCAACAAAATAAAAAAAAAATACAAAGTAGAGTTAATTGATTAGGTAAAAATGAAATTTAGATTTTTGCTATAGAGAAACTCAGAATTGAGATTTGAGTGATTGAGATTTAACCATATAGAAAATAGCCCCCATGCTCATGATGATAGACTCTAGACCTTAATTACATACATAATAAACTATAGGTGAGGCTGTGATGAGCAATGTGGTTAAAGAGAGTATGTTGATTAGATGTAAATGAGTTTTTATTGTGTGAGATGTGTGGGTGGGCTATTCTATCCAGAAGCCACCCCCCCCTTTTTTATTCTCAACTTTCCCCTTCCCCCCCCTTTTCACCCCCTCCAACAAAAAAAACCAAACCATTTTTTAAAATAAT